GCCCCCGCGCAAACAACTGTCACGTTCCGCCTCTGGATTTTTCCTCTATTTCCATTTCAAGCCCTTAGCCTTCTGCTTCCTGTCTGCTTCGTCAGCCAATCGGGACCAAGGTTGTCCCTCGGCTAGTCGAAACTCTGGCTTCATTCTTCCGTCCGAGAGGGCTAGGGCGCTAATCCCTTGGGCCAGCCAGCCTCCTCGGGTAGCCAAAAGTAACCCGAGGATTTCATCAAGTGGCGACAACGTGGTTTGTTCGAAGTGGAGGACGGGTTTTCGGGCCGCTTGATTCGTCCAGGCTCAAGCAATTGGTGGCCGAGGGAAAAATCAATGAAGCGACAGAGGTTGCCAACATGCAGACGGGACCATGGTATCCCGCGGGCAGAGTGAGGGGTCTGTTCGAGGCGAGTATGTCTGCCTCTGCGATCCAGCCAGAGTCTCGCCAAAAGCCGATGGGGTCAGAGCAACCTAATCATGCGACCGCTTCTCATCAGTCTTCAACTCCGGTTATGCCAGCCGCCCGCGTTATTGATGCCGGCCGCGCAAAAAGAAAGAGCGACTACCCGCTCAGCAACATTGGAATGATTGTCGCAATAGCTGGAGCTTGCTCTTTGGCGTCCCTGGTTCTTGGGTATTTTTCGGGCCGCGCCCACCTTCGCTCACAGATGCGCAGCTCATTTGAAGACGCCGGGAAAAAGCTCGCCAAGGATCTCCAGGAAGGACTTGGAAAAGCGTTCGCCCAAGAACTCGTTATCGCCCCTGAAAAGGAACAGGAGCCAGTCGCAAAGCTGACGCTTGGTCAACCCCATAATACGCCGGAAGCAAGCTTCACTTTGACCTCTGCCCGGATAGAAATCCCAACCCTAAAGGGCGGAATTGGGAAGACCGCCTTGAAGCATGACAATGAGTGCTTAGTGATTGGGCTGAAGATCCGCAATAACGACGCACGCAGGCAGCTGAGGTTGTCCTACGGCCAGCCCTTTGGCAGCAAGGTGTTTACGATGCACGATGACGTCGGCAATGACGTTGACACCATGTTTTTCAGTTCGCCGGGCTCCGACTTCTCAATTGTCGGATCTCACCCCGCTTACAAGGATGTTGATCCGGAGCAGGCGGTTGAGCATTTTGTTGCTTTTGATATGCCTCTGCCCAAAACGAAATCTTTGACGTTGTTGATTGACGGAAGCTTGATTGGGCAGGAAGGGATCGTGCAGTACGACATCCCAATAGCCAATGTGGAGGGCTTCACTGGCAGGTGAACCGTTCCGGTATTAACCCAAGCCGTCCTTATGCCGGACTTCAGTTTTCTCAATGATGACGAACCCTCCAGTGAGTGGCATCACGAACCGACTGAACATCGGGAGACCGGACTGTTTGACGGGCAGGGCAAACGAATCGGATTTGAGATTCGTCGTGCCGTGCGGGTTGTGGCTGGCGAGCCGCCATTGCATAGCCGTTGGGTTTCGGTAACGAAAGATGGAGAATGGCTCCGCAATGACTACCATACCTTTCACGACACGCGGGAGTCGGCTGAGCGGGAAGTGGAACGTCATATTCGGAGGTCACTCGCTCGCTATGTTCGGCTGGAGAGCGACCGTGAAGAAGTTCCATTTAGCCCTTTCGTATTCAGGTCTGGGGCACCAACGAAAAAACCTAAGCATGTCAGAGCGTCAAAGCCTGCGAAGCCCTTCGCTGAAGAACTTAATGGCTGCTCCAACCAACTATTGGGCTGCGGATGCTTGATGGCGGCGACAGGCCTCCTGCTTATGCTGGCCCTGCTGCTCCTTCTGTGACTACCCGCCCATTCGCCCCTTGAGGGCGGCGAGGTCCCAGTTCATAGGGTTCCCGCCCATAAATAGGGTGCTGGCTCTAACAAGCCAGCGGCATTCGGCTCGACGCCTTACCCTATTTCCGAGGCCCAAACCATGAAAAAGACCGCAGAAAAGCCGGCTCAGGGCAAGACGATCCACGACAAGCTCAACGCCGCCTACGAGCAGATGAAGAAGACCAATGGCCCCTGCCGCTGACCCCTTCCAAGGTTTCGAGCAGTGGGTCTGGTCACGACTTCCGGCATCCAAGCACCTCGCCGGCCGGCGGCGGATTCTTGATCTCCTGCCGCTTGCCCTCGACCGCTGGTCCGAAGACATGGCCCAGGCTGCTGATGGAGACGGGCCCGAGTATGCCTTCATGGTCGATTCCCTTTGCGGTGACGTGCGGAGGGCGTACGCCTGCCGACGGTACGGGTCGCTCTGGATCATCGTGCTCTCCGGTCTCATCGGCGAGCTTGTGAGGCTGCTTGTACTCTGGTGGCTGTCGAGCGAAGACCACAAGCAGTTGTTTAAACGGTGGCGAGGGAGACGCCATGCCTGAGTCCCGCAGCTACTACGGCGGTGCGAAGGCCAGCGAAACCCTTATGCAACGGCTGTTCCGTGATGCGGGACAAGCGGTCGAAGACAGTGCCAACGCCACCGGCAGGTACGTCTCCAAGCGGCTGGATACGCAGCTCTACCCGGAGGACATGCAGGCGTTTTACGCCGAAAACCCGCCCGAGCACGCCCTTTTTCTTGAGGCCGCGTGGCAGGCGATGGAGATGCCCGTCGTCAAGCTCGCTGACCGAGTGGTCACGCCGGAGCAGTACCTTCGGATGGCAGCGGCCGGCAGCGAACTGCCGGAATCTGCGATCAATACGGCCATGCAGTCCATCGCCGGCCTGCCTTACGACGAGAGCGACGAGGACGGAATCGCCCTCCGCGATGCCCTGCTTGGGCAGATGAGGGACAACCTCCCCGGCAGAAACGCCGAGGATGGCTGGGACACGGGGGCGACTCCCGAACAGGCGGCAGAGTTTGCCAAGGCGGGACCGCTCGAGTCTCGCTACCGACTTGCGCCCGAAGGCGAGCAGGGATACCAGTCAGAACGGGTCTACAACCTGTTCACGACGTTCCAAAACGGAGAGTTCTCGCCGGTCTGGTCCGATGTCGGCTCGAAGGCTCTGGCCCTTATGGGGATGCCCTTCGACAACACGCCGGAGGGTGGCGACACCGGCTACCTGGCCTTCAGTCGATTCAACACGCCGGCTGGCCGGATGCGAGAGAGCATGTACTGGTGGAAAGAGGGCGAACCTGACGGAACCGTCGGAAACAGCCTCAAAGGAGCCAAGTACCCGAGTCTCTCTTCCACGACGCTTGAGGGCGTCACCACGAAACTCGACTCAACTGACAACGTCATCCCCTACTACAACCAGCAACTTCCTGAGCGGTACCTCTACAACCTGGATCTGGACGGTGGAGAGCGAGACCGATTGCAGTGGTTGCGGGATGACCTGTTCCGGATCACGCCCCGCTACCCGGCCAATGCCGATCCACGCGAGATGCGGCAACTGATCCGTGACCTGCGGGATTTCGACCAGCAGGCGAGAGGGTTCGCCAACGCCGAGTACCCGGAACTCGTGCGGAAATATGCGATTCCAGCCGATGTCTGGGCCGGCAGCGGCCACGACTGGACGGGACGGCCCAGCGGCGGTGGCGGCAAAATGTCGGTCGAGCCGACATATCTGTCGCCGTTTGGCGAAATGGTGGCGAACTATCCCCGGGATGCCGTAGACGTTCAAACCATCGCGACCCTGGGGCTGGGTGGCCTCAAGGGAGCCCCGACGCTCCTGGGCGGGCTGATGGACGCATCCAAGGCCGGCACGAAGGCCGTTGCCAAGAGAGCCGGGCTCTCCGCTGCGGGAGCCATCCGGAGGGTCGTCGACAACTCCATCGGCGATTTGGCCCAGGAAATCCCGACCAATGCGGCGATCCAAGCCGCTAACCAGCCCGGGCCGACCCGATCCAGCGGTGAGGCCGTCGCCTCATTCTTCACACCGATGGAGACGAGCATCGTCACCGACCGGGAGGGAAACCCCGTCAAGGCGAACGATCCCAACTACAGCCGCTACCTGGACGACGCCTATCTCCGGCGAAAAAGCGAGTTGCGAGGACTACTGGACAGAAGTACAAACTTATACGGCCGATGATGTTCGGCATGGCAGATTCCCCGCGAGGCAGTGATGCCCAGCGACGAGTCGGACGAATCAATCGAAGCATCGCCTGAGAGCGAGGCCGTCGAATCGAGTCCCGAACTCGAGGCGACTTCGCCGCAGGATTCGCCCCCGGAGGTGGCTCCGGCAGACAGCGTCTCGCCCTGGGACACCCTTAAGCAAATCCCTGTTTTCGCGGGGAAACCGGACGCCGAGATCGCTTCCGGCGTCGTCCAGGCCATTCAGCGGCAGCAGGCGCTCGAGCACCAGATTCGCCAGTACCAGTCGATCCTGCCCGTCGCCAGCGACTACCTCTCCAACCGGGAAATGTACGAGCGGTGGAAGGCGGGCCAGCAGGCTCCCCAGCAGGCTGCTCCGGCCCCGCAGACGGCGGAGGAGCAGGGCTGGTGGAATCCGCCCAAACTCCGGGACGCGTACCGGCAGTACCTCGTCAAAGACGAAAACGGCCGGGAGATCATCGCCCCGGACGCCCCCCTGGACGCCCGGCACGCCCTGGCGGAGTACCAGGCGTACCGGGCCGACTTCGCCAAGAAGTTCCTCGAAAACCGACGAGGAGCAATTCGTCTCCCAGGTGGAGCGGGAGAACGCCGATTGGCTCCGCGACGAAAACGGGAATGTCTCCCGAGAGGCAGTTCTCGCCCAAAAGTATGTAGAGGACGCCAAGCGGTACGGCATCCAAGGGGCCCAGCCCCGCTGGGAGTACGCCAAGGCGATGGTCGAACGCGAGTTGCTGCTCGCCTTCTACCAGCAGGCCACGGCGGGCGCTCCCGGCCAGGAAGCCGCACCGCAACAGCCGAATCCCGGTGAAGAAGCAGCCCGGAAGAACATGGAGTTCCTCCGCCAGCAGGCGATGAGGAACGCTCCCCGCAGTTCTCCGGGCACGACCGATCCGCGAGTGCCGCCGCCCCGGACATCCTTCGAGGAAAAGTTCCGGATGCAGTTGGCACAAGAAGGACTGATCTGAACCCCTGAAAGGTGAATCATCATGGCCAGCGTAAGTGACTGGGCGCGAGTTATCGGGACGACGATCACCGCGCATTTGCGGGAAGAAGAGCTGGCCACGTTCCGAAAGTTCAAGGTCTTCGCGATGCTAGAGCAGTCGGGCAACGTGCTGATGAACCAGTCCGGCCGCGGCTTCGACTGGAACGTGCGCTACCGAAACGCCCCGGTGTCAGGATCCACCGGCGACACCCCGCGTACCTTCGCCCGCCAGAACCTCTGGAAGCGGGCGGAACTTCCCTACAGGGGATTCACGACCCAGGATGCAATTTTTCGACGGGAGCTCCTCGAGAACCGCGGCCAGCAGGCGCTCGTCAACGTCGCCGGCCAGATGGCCCAGCGGCTCCAGGAGTCGCTCGAGCAGCACCTCTCGTACCAGGTCTACTCGGACGGGAACATGCCCGGCCGAGAGAACGACTTTCACGGCCTCGACTCGTTTCTCGGCTACGACGGCACGATCAGCGAGGCCGCCGGGGCCGGTGTGGCAACGAAGCGCACCACGGGCAACGCAATCGATCGCTTCGGCTATCCGTCGGACAACTACGCCGGGCTCTCCACGCAGCTGGGCTTCTACGGCGGTGGCCGGATCAATGCGACGGGCACGTGGCCCGAGACTCCGGTTGATCCGGAGTTCGACTTCTACTCCGGATTGGTCGTGAACTACACGAGCACCGGCTTCAAGAACAAGTCCACGTGGGCCGACAACTGCGTCGAAGCAACCCGCGCGGGAATCCACCACTGTCGCCGCAACGACACGAAAGAGGCAGCCATCGACATGGTGATCCTCGATCGAAAGCTCTACATCCAGTACCTCTCGACGCTTGATAGCAAGGAGCGGATCCAGGTGTCGAGCAACACTGGGCTGGCCGCGCTCGGCTTCACTGACACCTTCCAACAGGATGGTGTCTCGATCACGAGCGAATACTCCTGCCCGGCCAATCGCGGCTACGGCCTGTCGATCGGAAACATGGAACTGCGGAGTCTCGAAAACTCCCTGTTCGTCGGCGAGGGACCGTTCTACGACGAAGAACTCTCCAGCTATAGGTACGCCTGCTCCGTACTGGCGAACCTCCGCTGTCGTTCGCCTCGCAATTTCTTTCTTCTCGCCCCGATCGCCTGACACTATCCGCTTGGAGTACGTCGCATGTCCAGCCTCTTCTCCGACCCACCCTTCCCCCGCGGCGCAACGCTGCTCAATGGCGAGCAGATCGACCTTGACGCCAACGGCAATCCCATCGCTGGCGTCGAGATCATCGGCCAGGTGAAGGCGTTCCAGGACATCGTGCCTGGCACCGGGCCAGCGGCCATTCGTAACAGCAACCGGCTCACCTACTGCGTCGCCGCCCGCTACCGAGGCGCGACGGTGGCCGATGCCTCCACCGTCGCCGGCCTGCTCTACGCCTTCGACATTGGCGTTGGAGCCAACGGTCAGCCGCAGTCGCTCACGGAGTTTACGAGCCTCGCTACCAACGCGAACATCATTGCCGGCCGTGACTACGGTGTGCTCGACGAATACCTGACCGGCACGCTCCGGACCAACGACATCGTTTGGCTCGCGGTCGGCGGCCCAACGGCGGCGCAGAGTTCCGGTACCGCCATCACCAACGGCGCGCAGATCGAAGTGACGGGCTCGGCCGGCCAGATCACGACCAGGAGCACCGGGGTCGCGATCGGCGCCCAGATCAACGGGACGCCGGCAGGCGGAACCGCCGGCCAGAAGGTGCGACTCCTGCTTTGGACCAACCGCATTTGATTCAGATGCCCCGTCCCATCCGGAACTTCATGGCAGCCTGCCGGTCGCTCCGGCAGGCTGCCGCTATTTGGTCATGGATCCGAACCGCGTTTGCCAGCGTTGTGGAGTTTCCTACCCGCTTACTGAGGAGCATTTCCGCGTTCGTGACGGGGCTTTTCTCCCCGCCTGCCGCACCTGCGGACACGCCGCCAAGAAAGAGGAGCGACGTCGAGCCAAAGCCCGCCGACGGACCGCTCTGGCGCAGGTTGAAGCGGCTGGCGTCGACTTCTGGCTGGCGCAAGTCAAAGGGGGCGGATCGAACATCCCCCACAGCGCCGAAGTCATCGAACGGGTTATCGAGTATTTCGGCGGCACGAGCGGATTCGCCGCGATGCTGGTCAAGCAGTACTACGACTCGCCGCCGGGCGGCACCGCCCGCAACCGGCTCATCGAGACAATCTGCCGGCTCGTCTCCAAGAACGTCGACCAAGGCGGCGTCAAGCGACCCCTTTCGCTTTGGACGGAAGAGGAACTCGAGCAGGAGTTGGCGGTCCGGTTCCAGCAAGCCGTGCAGGTGATCCAGGGGGAGGTTCACGATGGCCAAAAGACCCAAGCGGCACCCGCGGCTCTCACCGCCGGCGATCCCCGTGATTCCGGATCTCACGCAGTTCCAGAGGGAGGAACTCAAGAATCTCCAGAACGAGCTGCGGGAGCGGAAGATCGAGGCGCTCAAGCTCTACAAGCCAAACCCCAACCAGGAGGAAATCCACAAGTGCCAGGCGAGTGAGGTGCTTGTGATCGGTGGCAATCGGTCGGGCAAGTCGCTCTGCACATTTGTCGAGGACGCCCGGGCCGTCACCGGCCAAGACCCCTTCAACAAGTATCCGAAGAAAGACGGTGTTCTGGTCGTCATCGGAAAGGATTGGAAACACCTCGGACTCGTGTGTTTTCCGATGCTGATGAAACAAGGGGCATTCAAGATCATCAAGGACACCGCGTCAGGGGAGTGGCGGGCGTTCGACCCCGTGCTCGACGCATCCCGACGGGCGGAGGCCCACCC